AGATGAATTTGGAAAACCACTTCATTCAACTCCGGCAATGCGACTTATAGACAATAAAGTTACAAATCAGGTTCGTTCAATAAGAAATAGTTTGCGTTCAAAAAGAATCACGCTTATACGGAGAAATGTAAGAAAAGCAGAAAAGGAAAAGATATCCGAGAAGGCTTTAAAAGAAGCTCAAAAGGAACTTGATGCAGAAAATGCCAGGATTCAAGTAGTCAAAGATAAGTCTGTAGACAGGCTGGCTCCTGTAATGGATCGTGTTATTGCGGCTGAAAAAAAAGTTGTGGAAGCTGGAGGATATGTTAGAGACGACCTTGTGGATGTACGTCGACGTGTAAACATGAACATAAACGACGCAAGGAAAATCGCAAAAGAAATACAGAGTAACTTAAATCGGTTAAAGCTAGCGAAAAAGAAATTCGGAACGGTTGGTCGTTCTATCGAAAAGGCTCTTAAAGAATTACAAGGGCTTACTGATGAGGCAGAAAATATAGCAAGAACAATAAATGATGACGTATTACAGGAAATGCCCACGGCAGCAATTGGGCGTAAATACGAAGTCTTACTGAGAAAAATTGAAAGACTTGAAAATAAGATCGATAACATGGAACAGTCAAAGGAAACTCTCCAGACTTATATGAACGCAAGAGAATCTGCTGGGGAGTTTTACTCGAGTGCCGATGACCTTACTATGCAAAATTACCGTAGTAATAGGGATGAACTCACGGCAGCGGCCAAAAAAGAACAAATCTTTAAAAGGGCTGATAGAGATTTGAAAACCCTCGAAAAAGAAGTTAACCGAACTATAAAGTTATTAAGTAAAGACGAAGCAAGACAGATAAACAGTATACAAAGAAGTGTAAGCCAGGCTACTAACAGGGCAATAGAGTATGACGACAGAACAGCNGCAGCATTACGTCACGTCTACGAAACACAAAAAGAAATGGGTGAACTCGAAGACTTACTGAATTCTTTGAAAGGAGAGTATAACCACGCAAGAGAATTAGCACAAAATCCTCCTACTGGTTATGCAAATGTCGAACATTCCTTTGCTTTAAATCATGTAGCGTTTCCAGAAGAGTTCGCAAAAACTCTTAGTCGAAATTTTGAAAAGGAAATTCCAACTACAGGTAAGGACAAATGGATTTCACAGATTATCAGGGCCCACGATGGTATTTTCAGACAAACAAGAGCGAGTGGTGACGACAGCGCTGTTGCTATTCACGGACTTCTGGGTGTTTTTGCGAATCCCAAAGCTACGGCAAAAACTTTTTACAGGCACTGGGAGGCATGGGGAACTAATGGAGAGCAGGTACTTGGAAAGTTTATTGTTAGTTACAACGACACGGCTTTAAGAAATGGAAGACTGACATCAGAAGACTGGGGTAGATTTGAACTACGTCAGGGAGGTTCAGAGACAGAATTTCAGATTCGTGGAGCCGGTGGAAGAATTCAAAGTCTTCCTTTTATCAAGCAGGCTAACAGGGCATTCGGATTTTATGGCGACAAGTTAAGACTTGAATGGGCAGACGATCTTTTACAGGAACAACTTAGAAGCGGTAAAACGATACAGGAACTAGAGTCAAGTGGAAAATTAAAGGAAATCGCAGATGGTGTAAACCAGGCAACCGGATGGACGGATAAACCTTTTGGAGGAAGTATAGGAGAATTTCTTTTTTTCGCTCCGAAGTTTTTAGGAGCAAGAATGGCAAATACCGGAAAGGCTCTCTTTGCTACGGTTACTGACCCCATCGGAAGTGTAGAGGCACTTCCTGTGATTGGCAGGGCCACGAGGCAAGCGCTTGAAGGCAAAGGTGTAAGAGATATACCTCTGGATCAGAGAATAGCAAGAAAATCTATGCTCCGGTTAATTGGCGGTGCCGCGACATTAACCTACATGACTAACTTCGCGCTGGGTAACGAAACCGATGCAAGGTTGATCATACAGGACAAAGATGGCAATTGGATATTTAACACTAATTTCATGAAAGTTCCTTACAAAGGAACGGACTATTCTTTTTATGGTACCTACGATTCACTGGCTAGATTACTGGTCATGGCAGGAACCGGTCATGCCATAGATGGATTCAGAGGACTTGCCTCGGGTACTATTCAGCAAATGGGAAATATATTATTTGAAGCTGATGCTGTTGGCAGAAAAACAGTAGCAGACTGGATGCCTGGAGACAATGAAACCATTGCAAAAATCGGTTATCTAATGCAACAGTACGTTCCTTTTTCTTTCGAAGATATTCCAGAAATAGCTACTAAAGCTATAGGTGACGTTAAAGAGGAAGGAATTGCTGCTGGAATTAGGACTGGGGCCGAGGCTTTCGGAGTTAAAAACTCCCCTTATTCGTACCGTGACTGGATAAGAGAAATTTTTAATGAGAAAAAAACAGCAGGTGAAAAAAGCCCTTCTTCTTTTGGGGATGATCTTGGATGGGATTTAAATAACCCTTCTCGTGGAGAACTTAATGTTGTAGCCAACGACCCGAGGGTTAAGAACTATGTTGACAGTCTTGACATAGTCAAGCAGGGTGAACCACTAGCGTTTGATAACCTCAAGCAAGACCTTTTAAATGGTGAAAACTTTCTTGTAGATGTCCTTAACAGTGGCGCTGATAATTTAAGAATTAAAGAGGCAATTGAACGAGTAAAAATGGGACGTAGATGGACATTTGATGCGTTCATAAACAATAAAAATAATACAGAATACGTGGAAGCCTGGGAAAACCCTGATATTAAACATCAGTCAGACTTGCTGGGTCATGAATACTGGAGTGGGGGTGAGTACGAAGAAGACCCATTTACAGGCTTTATTGATTTTGAAAAAGAAGACCTTAGAAGAAAAAAGGTACTTCAAAAAGCCTTCGATGTCGGGGGTGCAGACCTCGTCCGTTACATTACCGATCCTTCCACGGTTAATGCAGAAAACTACAGGGCACAGGTGTTTTCAGATCCACGAGCTTCACAGGCTCTAATTGAATACGATGCTGACCATCAACAATTTATGCGGCAATACTATCAATTACCTATGGAATTAATAGATCGTATAAATTTGGAAAAACCGGAAGAATTTATTACAGAACCTGATATTTCAGAAATGTACAGGGCATATTTAAGACTTTCACCTGGACAGAAAGACGACGTAGAGAGGCAAGCATCTTATGATCTCGAGGCAATCAGAAAAGAAATCTCAAGAAAAGAAATAGAAGAGATAGAAACTGCCAAGTATCTTCATGCCGCCTTTAAATGGGTCGATGAGCAAAAGAAAGGATGGAGAAAAGCTATTTTTGATCCTGAAGGCAATGTTGTTAATAACTGGATCGTAGATGCAAAAATGTGGAAATGGGGAGAGGCTGAACCGATTAATCCTGTGACTAAAAGCATTTACAATTACCTTGAAAAGCAATCGAAGGAGAGAGGCACCATTGGAACCATCAGATATTCAGATGTAGAACCCCTGATACAGGGAATCGTAAATTATCTGGAAATGAATCCTGGTGTGAGACCGGATGAAGGGGCAGCGCAATACTTGAATAGTCTTCAACAACCCGCAGGAGTCCGCTGATGGTTACGAAAACACGGCAGGGGGTTCGATGTCCCCATTGCCACAAGAAAATAGGTGACATACTCGTCGGTACACTACATCTTGTGTGTCCGAGGTGTAAAAAGCAGCTTATGTTGAAATCAAACGGACAAGACATTGACATAAAGGACGTGAATTTCTAGACTTAGTATAAATTTACATAAATCTATTTAGTGCGCTTTTGCCGCCAGGACTTGTTCCTCGGTGGTTTTTTTTGTTTAAAGAGGTAAGTAAATGACGATGGAAAATGGAACGGCGGGCTTTGAAAATACCCCGTCACCAGAAGCAGTAAATAACGGGACTGGCCAACTTGCACCCGAGCCCAGTGCAGCTACAGGTTTCGAGCCTGTATCTCCACAGGAAGCGGGACAGCAACCTCCCAGTATCGAGACACTGCAGCTGTTAGCAGAAAAACAGCAAACGCGGATAGCAGAACTGGAAGAAAGCGCTACCAAGAGAGAGAACGACTACCGATCTCTTGAAGGTAGGTATAGAGGCCAGCAAGGAGACGACGCAAAATTTGACCAACTCTCCGAGAATGTCATGACTTTAACTGACACTCTAGCCGCGGTACTCAAGCATCAGGGGACTCAAGATGAAGACATGTTCAATGCAGACTTGCAAAAAATAGAGGCTAACGCCCAGACACGCAAGTCTACTTCAACTTTTCAAAGGACTTCCCAGTTGATGATTGATGAGATCAGCCAGACGGTAAAAGAGGCGGGACTGGATTTAGCATCGGCACCAGAGCTAGAAGAATTTCGTAATCTCTGGGGTCCTGCCTATGACGGTAAGGATATAGCCGGTCTTTATCAGGCTCAGGCGACCTTTAACAGGGTTATGCGTGAGGTTGAGAGGATGCGGCGTGAGGAATCAGAAAAAGACCACGAAGAAAGATTAAAGAAAGCACTCGAGGACCACGGGGTTAATACGCTGGACTTGGATTCAACGACAGCGGCACCGGCTTCTATGGGTAGCAGTAATTTACTTTCAAAACTTGGTAATTCCAACATGGCTGTGAGTAGAGATGAAATGTTACAAGCGGCAGAAGTGCTTAGAAAGCAGGGAGTCCGCATTTAGTCCATATAAGGAGTTTTAGATATGGCAGCCGGTAATACGATTACTGATAGCCTTGCTGATTCCGTTCCTACAATGATCGCTTCTGCGAGAATTGTAAGGGAATTTGCAGGCGTAATGCCCAACCTGGTAGACCGACAGAGACTTGATTCCAATACCGGTACGGTCTGGAACGAAGTTTCGATGGCGAAGTTATCAGCACAGGCAGTAACGGAGAGCACTGAGCTCGACAACCCACAACAGATGAGCGACACGCTTTTCTCAATTACCCCGACAGTTATTGGTGTACACACCATAATCACCGACAGGGTTGCCTTGAGAATCAGTGCCAATGCTTATGCTCAGACCGGTTCACTTGCACAGAATGCAATTGAACGAAAGAAAGACGTTGACGGCCTTACGGCTATTGACGGCGCGTCAACCGTGTTTGGTAATGGTGGCGCGGGTCTTGATACAAGTGATATTGCTTCGGCAACTTACAGGATTACATCGAACACAACGGAGCCTGCTCCCGCTTCCGCTCCGATAAACGCTGTATTCCACGGATTTCAGCTTGCTGACATCGACTTCCAGTTAACCACACCAGGTATAGCTGCTGTTTCCGGTGACAGTATTTCGGAAGCTCAGTTAGGTACGGTTCTCACGAGTGGTATCGCAGCCGAGGCTTTCCAGAACAGGTACAGAGGCACTATCGCAGGGGCAAGGCTGTTTGAGGACGGCAACCTGACGATTGACGCTGGCGATGATGACGCCAAAGGTGGAGTCTTCAGTCAGATGGCCCTTGTTCTAGTAGAGGGTAGGTCTCCTTACGTTGAGACAAAACGAATGCCCGAACTTGGTGGTGGCGCAACTGCGCTTTATCACTATGACGAATACGCCTACGGCGAAAGGTCTGCGGGGAACTGGCTCGTTGAAGTTGAAACAGACGCAAGCGCTCCAACTGGATAAATCAACTAATTATTAACGGCAAATAATCTTTTTATTTGAGGAGGATTAAACAAAATGCCAAGAGGAAATTTCGGAGAAATTAGAGCCTTTCAAGATTTTTTAGGTTCTTATGAAGATGTAACATGGACTGCTGATGTAGATATTGATTTGAATGGTGGCTGGTTTGCGGTTTCCGTGAATGAAGGAACTATTCAAAACGTGGTTGACGAAGAAGGTGGAATAGTCCAGTTTCTCACAGATACCGGAGACAATGACGCAATAGCCTTGGTTTCAGGGCCATTCAAGCCCTCTAATGGCGGTTGTGTTACAGAAGCAAGGTTCAAGATAGCCGACGACTTAAACGTAGCTGTCTTCGCTGGCTTTTCAGAAACCTTGAATACAAACACACCCGTTATGCCTGCTGAATATGATACAGCAACTATGACCATTAATGGGTCAGGTGGGGTTGCAGGACTGCAATTTGACATGGACAGTAGTGCGCCAGACGTATTCCGACCTGCATCAGGTGACGGAGGCGCTGTCACAGGCACGAATAAAAGTGGGACTGCTATAACAGCTACCACGACAACCTCATCGGGTCAAACAGTCACCGCTGACAAGTTTGTGGTGGCGAGGGTAGAAATCAGCCCAAGTGGCCGAATCGATTATTTACTGGCTGCTGACAAGGAGTTGACGCTGGTTGAGTCTATTACCGGTGCAGTTAATGCAGATGATCTGTTTTTTGCGGTACTTATGCTCGAAAACAGGGAAGCTGCTGCGAAAGAATTTGAGGTCGACTATGTTTACGCCAGAGGATTTAGAGACTGGACTGCATAGGAGTTTTCAGTGGCATCTGTTATTGAACTAGCCACAACAGAAATACGGGGTCAGGAGCCGTGCTGGTATCTTTCAGAGATTAACCAACCGGCTTCTGATTCCAAGTCTGTCAGGCGCATACAGACGATAACGGTCATTCGAAATGACCACAAAGTAAAGTTAAAACGAGACCTCGGAGACGCAAGACTTTTTGCAGACGAGTTTCAATTAATATGCGGAGTGCCTGACGAAAAGGGTGGAGGAGAGGCTTTATACACGGTAGAAGAGGCTCTTGGGATGGCAAGGCAGATGAACATAGCCCCGCCCTCAAAGCCTGAAATTGCACCAAAAGATTGGAACAAAATCTTCTGGGATAACGTAGAAGAGAAAAAAAAGTGGAAGCGCGGTGCGAGTGTATTCGGACCGGGATATAACAAGCAGAGGAACACATGACGACAAATAACGAGCCTGCAATTGAAGAGATGATGAGGGATGCGGAAATGGCTGATGAGCCAGGAGACCTAAAGGCCGGCAAGGTAATCAGTGCAACTACTGATATGACCATGAGTACCTCAGAACTCCAGTCAGCAGGATATGTCTATGTCTATGACACAAGAACAGCAAGTCGTTCAGTGGTTAACAGGAACATGCTTCAGCAACAGTTAACGAAGCAACGGGAGGACGGTTCTTTTACATTTTCCACAAGAAAGCCTGAAGGAATAGAGCCTGTCACAGGAACCATAAAGTGTTTCCTACATGAGGATGATTCAAACAGGAAAAAATATGACAGCATGGGTCTTGTCCGTTGTCGAAAATCCAATTTTCTCACAGAGATGGACAGGGAAAGACATCTTAGGACGCGGCATCCTCGTGCTTTTGCAACTCTTGAAAATGAAAGAACAAGGGAAGATCGTGAAGCTGAAAGGCTTGAGCGTATAGCTCTTACTGAAACAATTAAGAATATGGCGCAGACAAACGAAAAAGGTGGCAAAAATGGCTAGTTTAGGTTTTTCACCAATTCCAGGATCACTCGTTACACAGGCCGTTGACGGTACGGCAGGTGGTGGTGGAATAGGATCTGGAAATATACCTTCTGGAGCTCGGTATGCGGAAGGATATGTCAGGACAGCGAGTATTGTTGAGACCCGTGATGGAACGGCTCCGACTGCTACCAAGGGGACGGAATGGGACGAGGGGGACATAGTCCTTCTCAGAAGCCGTTACGAGATAGTGAACTTCCTGGCGATAGAGAAGGCTGGTGGGTCTTCCGAGACTATCGACTGGCAGTTCTACAATCGGGCTCCTAATTAAAGATGCCATCAGGAACATTTCTTCCGCCAGGAATAACAACCTCTAACGTCAAGATATCCACGGGCGGTGATGATAACCAGGTATTAACCGCAGTCGATGGGGAAACCGCTCAGGGAGAACCTAACCTCACGTTTGACGGAAGCACCCTTACTGTTATTGGAGCGGTAAATGTAGGCGTTGATGATACAGGTCATGATGTTAAGTTCTTTGGTGCTACGGCTGGCTCCTATATGCTCTGGGACCAATCAGAGGACAATCTGATAATTCCTGCTAGTGGTGTAGTTGTTGGAGATACGGCACAGAGAACAATAGTAAATCAAGCCTCTGAATTCCAGATACTGGGAACAACAGGTGCAGATTCTACTCTTACTATTGGTAGGTGGTCAGCAAGTACTGGAGGCCCGAGTCTTCATTTCTTTAAAAGTCGTGCGGGTTCTATAGGAACTTTACATGCAGACAGTAGGGTAGATACTGCTGGTGACACATTAGGAAATATCAC